TACGGGTGCAATACCAAAGTTATTAAACAAATCCTTAGTTGCGTCCTTTGTATAGTTCTTGGTCGCATCGTTGCCGTCCTTTAGTGTCACAGTGTCAAGACCAAACGGAGACATCGCAACACCAATACCCTCTGGCACTTGATTTGCAGTTAAGTTGTAATACTTGCTCGCTTGCTCAAAGCTTAATTTCGGGACACCATCTGTATCAGTTGGGATGCGATAATGAATGAGCTTATAATTATCAAGTATTGCCCCGTCTTTCTTGATTTCCTCATAAGTGTCGAGGTCAATTATAGATTTGAATATACCCACAAATGGAGGTATTGTCCAATCCATTTCGGGATCAAACTTAACACAAATCTGCTTTTTGGGTTCAAACCAACGCTTTGTTTTGTCAGGCTGAATTATCCATTTACCTTCAAGGTCTTTTTTGCCCCTATATGCCCAATATGCGGCTTCAAAATCTCTGCCATACTCTGGGAGATAGCGAAGTGTTTTTTGTGTAAAATAGTCAAGGTCAAATGAAAAACGCCAAACTCCATTCTCTACGCTGGTAATTATGCAAAATTCAGGACGCACTGGCTTAATAAAGTAGTTGTCCGTATCATCATATTCAATGCCAAAGAACACACCGTCAAGGAGACAGGTTGTCAAAATCTGTGGCAAATAAGATTTTAGTTTGTAATGACTAACTGTACGGCATAGCTTACGATATTCTTTATTAAACGTCGCCACGCCTTTGTTGCCCGTATCACCAACAGGTCGTATAAGATAGTTGTTCAACATTAGAGTTGCAAGCATCGTTATTGCCCTACGGTAATGTGGCGACACCGCATAAAAGAAGTGACTAATCTCACGCAGCATTTTCTCCGACGATGGTTTGTCAGGGCAGAGAAGTGCTTTTAATATCTTGTCTCTTGGATGCTTTTTGAGAAAGATGTTTCGATGCTCAACACTACTCGACAGATCGGCTAAAACCTGTTTCCGAAGTCGGGCAAAGTTGCGGTAGTCGTAGAGTTCATCTATCTCAGTTTGATTTAACTCGTCTTTCAATTAATCATCTCCTTTCATTTGTAGGTTTTGGCTGGACGGGATAGGAAGAAGTTTGTTGCATCATTGTTGATTACAGGTGTTATCAAATCGTGCCTCCTAAGAGTGGATAAAGCATATGCCCCCAACGCCATTGTATAAGCCCTATCATCGTGCATCCTGTTTGCCTTACTTCTTTCAAGTTCATATTGAACATTACCATTGGCGGTTTCATATCTACACATATAGGACAACTCTGTTTTAGCCAATTCAATATTTGCAAGAGCAAGCTTTTCGGAATTGGTCAATTCTTGAGTCACTATTTCTTCCTTACTATCCAAGAATGTAATAGAATCCTTGCCATCATATGCTGTGAATTTGATTAAATTCAACTGACACATTTTTTGACAAGCATCATATATAATTTTCTTGTAACCTTGTGGGTCAACAAGATGAACAATTGGCATAGCAAGAGGGTATTTCTTCCTCGCAGTTTCATACTGCTTATGAACAGGGTCTATAATACCGCGATGCTTCGCGCCACTTTCATCAATCCAATCATCTAATAACTGGTCAGCAACGGCTGAAATGCCACCACCACCAGAACCAGCGTCTATCCAAAATTCAATATTTTCCCATTCTGCTGCACCAGCACCGTTATACAAAAGCATTTGTCTCTTGATTATTTTCAATTGTTCTGTCATAGGTAAAGGTGTTTTATTTCTTGACTCAGGGTCTACCATACTGATAACATTTACAAGTCTTAAATAATACCCATGTTCTTCATCTTCGCAAAGTTCAAATATACTTAAAACGCTCCCGTCAAAATTTCTGGCGGGATCATAGCAGAATATAAATTTCTTTTTACCCGTATCGTTTAAAAGTAACGGCTTTCTAACTTCGCTGTTATGATTAAGCAAGTCCATGCTTACAACTGCATTAACACCACCGCCCTTGCGGAAGTGATTATATAACTCTCTCTCTGCAAGATCAGGATTGTCCTCAAATGCCTTGTCGATTTGTGCCTGACTAAGATGTGACTTGATGGATTTGCCGTTAACTGTTGTATGCTTCAATAACGCATCGGCTGTTAAGTTAGCAACAAAATAGTTGGGGTCGCCCATCATTTGCTTTTTAGAGAATTTCTCAAAGATTTGAAAATAATGACTTTCAACATCACTCGCACTTGATGTGTACAACAATTGTAAAGGAACTTGACGTGGGTCAATGTGAGAAACAGTTTCAGTTCCAAGTTTAAAGGTCGTATCAACGTTTATAAATGATTCAAGTACAGCGTAAGCCTCGTCAGAAAGCCAGCCACACTCATCAAACATTACGCTTCCGCGCTTACCTCTATTTGCCGTAAGATTGCTTGAAAGAGTTGTTAATTCGCTGTTATTAAACAGTTTAAAGTGATAACCTTTAGGATCGTGAATAAATCCTGTTTCACTATTTGCACTACGTTCAACTTCTTCGGCATATATATCAGTTAAACTCTTAAATGACGGTATTTGATTCAAAGCAATGCTCTCGATTTTCTTAAAAACCTCAATACTTTGAGCCAAAGAATTTGAAGCGACATAAGTTTTCCAGTTGGGAATTAGCAACATCTTGGTCATATTCAAGAGTGCTCCTGTGGTTGTTTTACCTGCACCTCTACACTGAAGAAGTAATACAAACTGTTTTACCCAACTATTCATGTAGACATATTTTTGAAAGTCCATGAGCGAAACACCCATCATATATTCCATGAACCATATGGGGTTCTGTCTACCATATTGCGTGAGCTTATTCCAGTTAGCATATTCCTCTAACTTTTTTTGACTAAATTCCTTGTTTGAAAGATGTTTCATTATTTCCATAACTCACACCTCACTTTTTCTTAGCCTCTAAATCAATAATACGGTTTTTAAGAACTCTGTTTTCTTCTTCGAGAGCTTTATATTTTGCGTCAAGATTTGTTATCATGTCACGTTGTTCTTTTACCATATCCGAGTAGTCAGAGCCATCAAGATTTAATTCATCCATAATAGCACGATTACTAATGCGAGCGATTTGCTCCATAGCCTCACAAGTCTCAATGTCAAAACAGTTTACATAAATACTTTCAAATCCGTTATCCGCAATCTCTTTCATTTTGGATGATAGTGTATTTGCACCTCTGCTTGAATTTTGATTATATGCGGATGATATATTGTTGTCTTGTGCAATTTTAGCGATTGCATCAAGTAACTGCTTTTTAGTTGTAGATAAATTCTTAATACGACTTTCGTCTGGACTTTGACTCATCAATTCCGCATTTATAAATTCATCTATTTTACGACATTGCAACTGTGAGTTTGTAATTTGTATTACGCTTTGAACCTTATGCCCATCTTCTGATACACCTTGACTATCGCAATAACCTGCCAGTATATTAAAGCAATACTTGCGGTCAAGATCAGTCATGCCACAATTCTCAAAAGGATCATAACCACAAACACTAATGCAGTAATTCATATTCTGTTTATCGGCTCTCGACCATTTTGCTTCTCGTTCCTCTTTGGCTTCATCTTCGGTCTTTCCGAGTTCTCCATTGACCATAGACACCTCGAAACCTTTATACTGAAACTGTCCCAAATTCATCTGTCTAAGATATAATCCAACATTGAAGAAGTTATTATTCTGTACAATGCTGTCATACATTTCTCTGTAAACAGGAACATCAAGATAGTGACAACATATCTTCAACGCAGTAAATTCATCAAAGCGATTTTTAAATTCGTCAAATAGTTTCTGAATGCAATCTTTGCAGAATAAAACCTTGTGATCTGTTATATTCCAAACCTTAGACCATTTAGACGAAAAGAAATTACTTTCGACTTTTTCTTCGCCACAACATTGACACACATAGCGTGGCGTTTCTTTTTTTGTATTTAGCTTTGCAGCTTTGCGTGGCACGTTGCCACCTCCTTTAACCCAATAATACCTTCAAGGCATTTTCATTTAATTGAACTGATAGATGATGTTCAGTGAAATAATCATCATAAACACCATTTCTTACGCCCATAATAAAAGATTTGAAATCATCTTTTGTGGAATTGGAATATCCGTAATTATCATGAAACAGTTTATGCACATCTTTATTCAGTCCAGCACCTAAACCATATTGTAGATGCAACTCTTTTAATAAACTACGAATACTATTTTCTTCCTCAATAGAATAGTCAGCGATACTTTTTCTATAATCAAGATTTAACACATCAAAAACTTCGTTGACAATATCTCTGAAAGGAGTTAAGTGATGAACATTGTCTAAACGTTCTCCACTTATAATACATTTAAAATCCGACAACTTACCAGACTCAACAAACCAGTCTCTCGTATCACTTCTCAACTCTTGGTATAAAGAAGTCGCCCCACCTTTCCAGTTAGGGTTATCTTCTCCGCATAAAGGATTGGTGTGGCGTGGATTGTCATTGCCCTTCCATTTACCAATAGCCCGTTTTGCCTCGCTTAACCTTTGCCTTGATTCATCAGACCACTTTAGTCCTTTTGTGGGTGCTCCGAATTTTTCACACCTCTCTTTTGCTTTGACAGACAATTTGTGTTTTGCTTCATCTGTTAAAGCTCGCCCTGTATTAAACGCACGACTGGCTTCGGCTCTAATGATATTTGCTTTAGATTTAGCTTTACTATTTTTAACAATCCCATATTTAGCACCAGCACATTCAATTGCACGAATCGTTCTATTAGGAAAGAATTTCTCTTGAAGTTCTTTACCAGTAAAACTGGCATAATTTTCTTTTAGTAAAGAAATATCCTTATCAGACCAATCAGCACACCAATTATCATCGTGTGTTTTAAATGGTTTACCACAACATTCTCTACACACATATCTTAACCCACCTTCGCAGGTTTTATCTCTATTGAAATAAACAACATCGAGTGGCAACTCTCTAAAGCATTTCTTGCAAAACCTATATCCTTCTTTGGGTGTACTATTAACATACTGTATCACTTGGTCGGTTAATCCATTTATACGAATAAGATTAGCACATTTCACGCAATACAAAGGTTTATTTAGGTCGTGATACTTTATAAGATTTTTAT